TTCGCGGCACTCCCGACTTGGTTCAGTACCCTTTGGATTTTAGTCGTCGGATCAATTTTTGGAATTAAGGGTACACAAATCTTTAAAAACGGAGGGAAAAAATAATGCCAAATAGAAGATTTAACACACAAGTTGCTCAACCTATGAAGGTTGGCGGCAGAGTAAAAAAAATGGGTGGCGGAATGTCTACTAGAAGAAGAGATATGAAGTCAGGTTATTACCCAGATGATATGGGTATGAAAGGTGGAGCAATGTATAAAAAAGGTGGATCTGTTAAAAAGAAAAAACAGGGCTACAAAGATAGAAAAGATGAATCTATTGCAATGAGAATCAGAAAGAAAAGAACTAAAAAACAATTAAAAGATTCAAGAGATGAGTCTTATGGTAAGTTTGGTTCTAAAGCTAAAAAATCTGGCAAAATAAACAAGTAGTTTATGGCAAAAGATTTTATACAGAAGGCAATTAAAAAGCCGGGAGCTTTGCGTAAATCTTTAGGAATAAAGAAAGGCAAAAAGATTCCAGCTTCTAAATTAAAAGCCGCTGCGAAGAAAAAAGGTAAACTAGGACAACGTGCTAGATTTGCTATGACTTTAAATAAATTAAGGAAAAAATCATAATGAAAAAACTAAAACCATTACCAAAAGGTAAAAAATCTAAAGGCTTAAGAAAACTTCCTAAACCAGTTAGAAATAAAATGGGCTTTATGAAAAAAGGTGGGAAGGTTAAGTAATGGCTAAACTTTGTCCTAAAGGAAAAGCTGCAGCAAAACGTAAGTTCAAGGTATATCCTTCAGCTTATGCTAATATGTATGCTTCAAAAGTTTGTAAGGGCAAAGTTAGAGCTAGTGCAAAGAATGGTGGTTTCATTGCACGAGGTTGTGGCAAAGTAATGTCAGACCGAAGAAAGAAAACAAAGATTGCCTAATGGGAGATTTAAAGAAATGGGTAAACGAGAAATGGGTGGACATTGGAGCTCCCAAGAAGGATGGCAAATATCAACCTTGTGGAAGAAAATCATCAACAGGTTCAAAAAGAAAATACCCGAAGTGCGTTCCACTTGCGAAAGCCACACGGATGACAAAAGGCGAAAAGGCCTCTGCTGTCAAACGAAAACGAGCAGCCGGTAATCCAGGCGGCAAACCAACTAACGTTGCTACTTTTACAAAAAGAAATAAAAAATCAGATGGTGGTATGATAAAACAAGCTCAAAGAAATTATGATGGTAGTTATATTTCTGGAAGTTTAGGTGGTGTTGAAGTTTCAAATCCAAGTTTAAGAAAATATTATAAGGGGATGTTGTAATGAGAAAACAAGACAATATGCCTGCAAGAAATAAAAAAAACTTTAGACCTACAAAGTCTGGAGCAGGTATGACACGAGCCGGTGTCGCTGCCTATAGAAGAAAAAATCCCGGTTCTAAATTAAAAACAGCTGTGACTGGTAAAGTTAAAAAAGGGTCCGCTGCCGCTAAAAGGCGAAAATCATACTGCGCAAGAAGTGCAGGTCAAATGAAAAAATTTCCTAAAGCTGCGGCCAATCCAAATTCGAGACTTCGACAGGCACGTAGAAGATGGAAATGCTAGATAGATTAATTTACAGATTCTGTGGTTTTTTAGACGATGCTATTGCATTTGTTGAAACCTATGTTATTAAAATGACTGAATGGTGTTGGCAATCAAGAGTTAAACTTTTAAATAAAAAAAGAAAAAGAAAAAAATGAGAACAGCTATAATAGATGCATTAGAAGCTAGGTATGAAGCTCAAATTCTTGAAGCAGACGCTACACTTAAAATTTATTTAGAAAATTCTGTAGGTATTGGCGAACACCCACAACACATAGATGAAATAGATAAATTAATAGAAAAAATTGCAGCAGCTGAAGAGAAAATAAAAGTGTTGCAACAATTCAAACTATAAGGAGAGAAGATGGAAGACTTAATGTTAATAGATAAACTTAAAAAAAGAATCAACGCTACTGTTCAACAAATTGGAGATTCGATGATGAGTGGTGGGGTTGACAGTATGGAAAAATATAAGTATATGCTTGGACAGGCACACGCCTACCAATTAATTATACAGGAAATCTCTAACCTGCTAGAACCAAAGGAGCAAAAAAATGAGCAAGGAAACGTTATCGACCTCGGAAAAGGAAGTACCAAAAATTAAACTTGGACTTCAAGATAAATACGACGCAGAAAAAAAAGAAGAGCCTCACGCAAAAAGATTAGATCCAGATAATATAGACACGGTTGGTGAATTACCTGAACCGGTTGGATACAGAATTTTAGTTTTACCTTTTACACCAAAAGAAAAAACTAAAGGTGGAATTTTATTCTCTCAAGAACAATTAGATAAAGCTAGAATCGCAACTACTTGTGGTTATGTTTTAAAAATGGGAGATCTTGCATACGCTGACAAAGAAAAATTTGGTAAGCCGTGGTGCAAAGTAGGAGATTGGGTAATGTTTGCCAGATATGCTGGTTCACGTTTACCGATTGAAGGTGGAGAAGTGCGAATACTAAACGATGATGAAGTGTTAGGGACCATAGGTGATCCTGAATCAGTTCTTCATTACATTTAACAACATAGGAAGGAAACTATGCCAACAGAGAACGAAAATAAGAAACCTTCAGAAGAATTAATTGACGTCGGCGAAACAGTCGGTGCTGAAATTGATTTAGACGATAAAGGTGAGCCAGAAAAAGCAGAGATAGTAAAAGAAGAAGAGATAGAAGTAGAACAAGTACCTGCTGAAGATAAATCTTTTGAAAACGAAAGAGAAACTAAACTTGAAAAAAAAGAAGAAAAGGACGAGTTAAAAGAATATAGTGATGGCGTTCAAAAACGTATTGCTAAACTTACTCGTAAAATGAGAGAAGCAGAAAGGCAAAGAGAAGAAGCTATTGCCTTTGCAGAAGCAACTAACAAACAAAAGAGTGAGTTAGAAGGAAGACTATCTAAACTAGATAAGTCTTACACTTCAGAGTTTGAATCAAGAGTAAAAACTAATATGGCAGCAGCCAAGTTAGCTTTAAAAAATGCTATTGAATCTCAAAACGTTGAAGCTCAAATTGCAGCGCAAGAACAGATTGCTAATTTAACAATGGATGGGGCTAGACTAAATGCAATGAAAGTTGCTGAAGCGTCTAAACCAGAACCAGTTAAAGATGTAAATATTGCACCTCAAAGACCAGCTCAAACAGCACCTACTGACCCTAAAGCAGAAGAATGGGCAGCTAGAAATACTTGGTTTGGTAATGATTCAGCAATGACTTACACAGCTTTTGATCTACATAAAACACTTGTAGAGCAAGAAGGTTATGATCCTAAATCTGACGAATATTATGCAGAAGTTGATAAAAGAATAAGACTTGAATTTCCGCATAAATTTGATAAGGTAGAAGACACTACTACAGAAAGAGTAAGACCTACTCAAAATGTAGCTTCGGCTAAACGTTCAGCCTCAACCGGACGCAGAAAAACTGTAAAACTCACGCCTTCGCAGGTAGCAATTGCTAAAAGATTAGGTGTGCCGCTAGAAGATTATGCAAAACAATTAAAAATCACGGAAGGAGCATAAAATGGAAAATGATAAAATAAAAACTTCTCGTGCGAGTCAAACTAGAGACAAAATTGAATCTGTAAAAGTTTGGACTCCACCCAACTCACTTGATGCACCACCAGCGCCAACTGGATATAGACATCAATGGATACGTGCCGAAATACTCGGCGCATCAGATGCTAAAAATGTAGCATCATCTTTGAGAGAAGGATGGGAATTGGTGAGAGCCGATCAATATCCTGACTCACAATATCCAGAGATGACAGAAGGCAGATACGCTGGAGTTATTGGAGTGGGCGGCCTATTGCTGGCTAGGATACCAGAGGAGATTGCGCTTCAAATCGATGCTTATTATAAAAAGCAAAACGAGGCTAAAGAAGAAGCAGTAGAGAACAATCTGATGAAGGAACAGCACCCAAGTATGAAATTCCAAAAGGAATCTAATACTCGTGTAACTTTTGGTGGTACAAAGAAATAGTCTTTTAACAATTTCTAAACCAACAAAATAAATTAATCCGTATTGACTCATTTGAGTCAGTACATAATAAAGGAAACAACAATGGCAGCAAACCAAACAGAAGGTTTTGGATTTAGACAAGCCCCTACAGTAGGATCAACTCCTGCTACAGGCGGTCAAGCTGAATACAAAATCAAATCAGGTTTAGGTGTTGGGATTTTTCAAAACAATCCTGTTTCACATCAGCATACTGCAGGTGACGATGGGTATCTACAAGATACTACAGCGGGCACTATGGACGACGGTATTACTGGTGGAGCAGGTTGGTCAACTGGAACATCTAACATCCAACCAATTATAGGCGTGTTCAATGGAGCTTTTTATATAAATAGTTCTACAAGCAAACCTACTTTCGCAAACCACGTTTTAGCTAGTACTACGTTCGGAACGGACTACAATACTGGTTCAAGCGACGGAATCGGTTTTGTTAACGACAACCCTATGCAAGAATATACTTGCAAAGCGGATGCAGCGGTAACACAAGCAAACCTTCTTTCAACATTCAATCCAAATGATGGAGCTACAACTGGAACTCAATACCAGGGACAGTCTACAGTAAAATTAGATATTACTGGAACAGCAGCTACATCAATGTTTAGAATTGTTAGAACGGCAAACGATCCGGCAAACAATGACAATACTGCGATTGACTCGAACGTAATAGTTCAAGTTTCTCCAGCGGCGTCTATTTCTAACTAATAGGAGCAATTAACTATGGCAATATCAAGAGCACAACTAGTTAAAGAACTAGAGCCAGGTCTAAATGCACTATTTGGACTTGAATATAAACAATACGGCGAGCAGTGGTCAGAAATTTTCGACACTGAATCATCAGACAGAGCTTTCGAAGAGGAAGTAATGTTAGCTGGTTTCGCAAACGCAGCAGTTAAACCTGAAGGCCAAGGCGTTCAGTTTGACCAAGCGCAAGAAACTTTCACAGCTCGTTACACTAACGAAACGATTGCTTTAGCATTCGCTATCACAGAAGAAGCTATTGAAGATAACTTGTATGACAGACTTGCGTCTAGATATACAAAAGCTTTAGCAAGATCTATGGCGTCTACTAAAAATATCAAAGGTGCAGCGGTACTTAACAATGCATTTGACAGTAACTTTGCTGGTGGAGATGGTAAGGAGCTTTGTGCTACTGACCACCCTACATTAGCAGGTGACTTGGCAAATGAATTAGCAACACCAGCTGAACTTAATGAAACTTCATTAGAACAGTCGTTGATTGACATCGCGGCTTTCACTGATGAAAGAGGCCTAAAAATTGCGGCGCAAGGAGTTAAATTAGTAATTCCTTCAGCTCTTCAATTTACTGCTGACAGACTTATGAATTCTGCTGGTAGAACAGGCACTGCTGATAATGACATTAACGCAATCAGAAATATGGGAATGATCTCTGGTGGATATGTAGTAAATAACTACTTAACTGCTGCGAAGAAGTTCTTCATTAAAACTGATGTGCCTAATGGTCTTAAGCATTTCAATAGATCACCTATCAAAACTTCTATGGAAGGTGACTTTGATACAGGCAATGTTAGATACAAAGCTAGAGAAAGATACGTATTTGGATTTTCAGATCCAAGAGGCGTATTTGGATCAGACGCAACGTAATCAATAAATTTAAGGGGCCGACACAATTCGGCCCCTTTTTTAAAATAGGGTGAGAAAATGACTAAATTCCTAGTAAATATATGGGCGTACGATCGCCACGCAAAATTCCAAGTAGAAGCAGAAGATAATCCAATTTCGTTAGAACAGTCAATAGTTGACAAACTAGGGAAAAATGATATTATCTGGGAAACAACGGGAATGTTTTCTCCGTTAAATCGAATAACTTATGAGGAGGTTATTGATGATACAAGACCTATACAAAGCAAAAAGGTCCTTGGAGTTGAAGTGGGAACAGGAGCACCTAGATAATGGTAGGTACACTCTTGAAATGGTCAGAATTGATGACAAAGTTAGAGAAGTCATTACAAAGATCAAGCTAGAAGAAGCAGCAATTGCCCATAGACAGAATACTGTCGAAGGAACAGCTCCACAAGTTTCTGTAGCTACTTAATCAAAAGCTACATCGCTGAAATGCATAAATACCTAGGGATCCCTTGCACTCTATAAAAAAATCATATATATTTTAGTTACTATACATTTAATAAACGATGAATGCTGACGCGTATAGTCGACAACCCTAGGGACAGTATTCAGATATCTAGGAGGATATTAATATGGCAAATACTACATTTTCGGGACCGGTAAGAGCGGGAACGATTTCAAACACAACAGGTACAACACTTGGAACTAACATTGCTAATGTTGGACAAGTTTTAATGGCTCAATCAGTAAAAATTGATATCATTGGTGCTTCACATCTTAATCAAGTATGTGCAGTAGTTCCAGCAAACTCACAAATAGTTGACGTTATTCTTAATGTAACTACAGTGAATAATGATGGTGCTGCAGCAACTGTTTCAGTAGGAACAGTAGCGGATGCAGATGCATTTATAAATGGACAAAGTGTTAAATCTTTAGCAACTACTCA